TCATAATGAAAACGTTGCAGTAGTAATTAGATTCGTCGAAACATTAGGTATAAGCGAATTGTCTAATAATTCTAAGATATATTCATTTATGAATGTTATGAATGTAGCAATTGACTTAGCTTTACTTGATTGCGAGAAAACGTTTCGCGACTTCAACGGTCACATTAATTATTTGATTAACCATACATAAAAAACTACAAAAAATGAGTTATACTCCCAACAAAAAAAGACCAAATCAGAATCTATATGATTTTATTTTAACAAATTATGGAGATTTATCTGGTTTGCGTATATTCTTAGAAGATAAAAAGTCAACTTTAGATTTTGCAGAAGCTAACATTGGTACTGTATTTGAAACTAATGATATAGATTATAATGATAATAAAATTTTTATGGAATCTAATAATATTATTGTTACATCTGGAAATAGAGTTGAAGGCGATTTCAATGACGACTTCTCTGACGACTTTTCTAATTAAAAAAAATTAAAAATGGCAGAATTTAAAATACGTACAATTGAAGAGATATATCAACAATTATTAGCAGATAAAAGTACTTTTGAGACATTAGATGGATTAGAAATTACTCCATCAAAATCAGCTGATTGGGAATTATGGTTAGAAGATGTAGCCTCTGCTACATATGTTACAGATATAGCATCAAATGTTGCAATTACAGATATACAGAATTTATTTAATAATCAAATTCTTTATACTCCAGGTTGGTATATACAAACAGCTAAAGAATTTCAATATCCAGGTTCTATTACTAAAGACCCTATTACAAATAGATATAGATATGAAACTATTGATACATCAAAACAAATAATTTCATCGTGTACAACTAAAGAAAGTGCTAATAAAGTTAAACTTAAAGTAAGAAGTAAAAATAATGCTGGTATATTATTAGAAGATGAAAAAATATCATTCGAAAGTTATATTAATAAAGTAAAAGAACTTGGACAACAAATAGAAGTAATAAATCTAGCTCCAGATCAAGTAACATTAAATATGACTATATTATACAAAGGCGATTTATCTTTAGCTGATGTTAAAATAGAAGTTGAAAATACAATTAATAATTATATTGTTAATCTTAATTTTGATAGCGCTTTTTACACAAATCAATTAATTGACGCTTTACAAAAGTTATCGAGTGTAGTAGATCCTAGATTAGATTCAGCTAGTGCTCTAAATAGTAATAATATAAATATACCTTTTACATATGAATATGAAAGTATGGCTGGTTATATGATTATTAATACATTAACTCCATTAGCAAATACTATAAATTATATAGCTAGATAATATGTTAACAGTTGAATATAAAAAACTTGCAGATGATATTGTAGATACTTATCGTTATACTGCAACAAGACGAGATTGGTTATATTTGATATTAAAAGGTTTAGAATCAAATAGAACAAATTTCAATTCGGCTTATAATGATTATTATTATTTAGCTTCACATACTACACAGCAAATATCAATAGAAAGTTTATTAAATAGTGTATTAACGCATTCGTTTCCAATTACAATAAGTAATGGTTATTGGTTTGATGAATTTTTCCTATATAATAAAACAGAAAATTGGTCTAACCGTAATGTATTATATACAAAAGCAGAGAATAAACCAAAAACATATTTACGTAGTTTAGCTGAATATGAATCTTCACAGATAGATTTTATAATTTACGTAAATTCAGCAGAACCTAATTTAGCTGAATTAAAAAATCAGATTGATGCTTTGATATTAAAATATAAAGGAGCAGGAAAAACATATAAAATAGAAGAATACACATAAAATGAAGATATTAAAAACTGACTTAACTGGCGGACATCCAATATATATAGAGGATTTAGGCTTTATTCAAGATAATGTTAGAGAAATAACATCTGCAATATCAAAAGGATTATCTTTTGGTAATACAGCAATAAAATTATATGGTGCTGTTGTTACATTAGCAGATGCAGGTTTAGGTAGTGCTAATTATTCTGTAACTGCTGGTGCAATATGGTATAATGATGAAGTATATTTTGTACCTCAGGTTAATGTAATAGTTGCAGGATTGACACAAGGAACATTAGATTCTAATTATTATTGGAATATAGTAAGTACTGAAAGTGAGCAAGTATTATTTGATGATGGTTTAAATAAAAATGTATATTTAGATAAAACTATGGAATTATCTACAAATAATACTGGAATATTAAATAGTACTACAAAAACATTAGAACAAGCATTACCAAGTATTCAAACAGCAACAACAGAAGAAATGATTGCAGGTACTATAACAGATAAATATGTAAATCCAAGTATACTAGGCAGACAAGGTGAAAGTTTTACAATTACATATCCTGGAACTGTTTCAGGTACAACTTATCAAGCTGATAGATATGTTAATGGATATAGAAGTTCTGTATTTATTGATGCAGTTTTTACTGTTGGTGGTATATCACAGAAATATGTTGAATTAGTATTCCCATTTCCTTTAATAACTTATGGTTTTGTAGGTGGAGTATTTAATCTTGCTTGTATTGAATCTAAAACTGGATTCTGGGAAAGTTACATTACATTACTTGGTGTTATGACTAATCAAGGTACTACAACTACTTTGAGATTATCTAAACCTTATAATGGTAATAGTTTAATAGCTGATAGTTCAGCAGATCCAAACCCAACTTTCACAACTGGTGCGAATTATAGATTTACATTAAATTTCAATAAATAAATAGCGTATATTAAATATGAAAGAATTTAAAATTGTAACCGATACTGTATTTGAAATGGATGGTATAAAATATCAATTTGATGTTAATGGAATTGACATTCAAGAGAGATTTTTAGAAAATCCATCATTATTATTTCAACATATAAGAGAGAAAGTAATAGGTTATTGGGAATTTATCCGAAAAGAAGCAAATGCTATATTTGCTATTCCAAATTTTGATAATGATACATTTTCGCAAGAAATTGCAGATAAAGTAAAAAGAGGATCATTAAAATCAGCATCATCTGGTATATTATTAAAAGAGGGAATGCTACAAGAGAATGGAGTAATTTTAATTACAAAATCCGAACTGTTTGAAGCTAGTATAGTTAGTATACCAGCAATAAAAGATGCTATGGCAGTTAATTTACATTTTGCATTAGATTCTGTATTAACATTATCTGATGGAAATAAAATTAATTCTATGGAAACATATTTAAATAAAATAAAGAAAATGGAAAAAGAAATAACTAATGAGGTTATAATTGAGCCAGTTGAAATTGTCGAAGATACTAAATTTGAAACATTGCTTTCTGAAAAAGTAGAATTGAATTTGAAATTAAATGAAAAGACTAATGAATTTAATATCTTAGCAAAATCAAATGAAGAACTTTTATTATCTTTGAATGAAAAAGTAAAAGAAGTAGAAGATTTGAAAAATCAAATATCTAATCTAAATGATGAGAAAAAAGAAGATTTGCTAGATTCATATGTTGAAAAAGGTGTTATATCGAAAGATGAAAAATCAGATTATAGAGAATTATCAATGGATAAAATCAAATCTATTTTAGACAAATTTGCAACTAAAGAAGTTAGCATTTATGCTAGTTTAAGAAAAGACAGAATTGCTAATACCGATTCTGAAATGACTATTGAAGATTATATAGCTAAAGGTAAAAGTGCCGAATTAAAAAGAACTAATCCAGCATTATACGAAAAATTAATAAATAAAAATAAATAACATATTATGGCAGAAGCTAAACAAGACAAAGTATTAAGTAATGTCTTTAACAAAAAATTGAAAAACTGGATTGATAGTTCTTTGGTACAATCAACCTCACAAAATGACAACGCATATGTAACTGGTTATGACAAAATCATAATCCCTCAATTTAGTGGTGCAATTCCTCAAGTTGATATTACTGGTGCAACAGATTGGAATGCTCAAACATTGTCAACTGTAACTCACACATCTAATGAATATTCTATTAACACACGTAAATTTGGTGCTGTTTTAGTAACTGTATTAGATGAAGAAGAATTGCTTTATGATAAAGCTGCTCAAATTATGGATCAAATGCAGATTGATATTGAGAAGTATTTAGTTGAATATACTATGTATAAATGGACTACTACTAAAGCTGGTAACTTAGTTCCTACTACTGGTACTGCTCGTTTGAATAGAATTGGTACAACTGTAAAAGCTATGACTTATGCAGATTTTACTGCCGCTAATCAAATCTTAGATGAACAATTAATTCCAGCAGAAGGTAGAGTTTTCGTTGGTAACTCTCGTATGATTAGAGATATTAAAAATATGTCTGAATGGGATAATTCTGATGTAAGAACTACTGAAATTATGACTACTGGTTATGTTGGTATGTTAGACGGTGTTAAAATTTATCAAAGAGAAACTAATAACGTGTTTGCTATTGGTGGTGCTGCTTTGCAACCATTTGAAACTGCTCCAGTTATTACTGACTTATTCTATGGTATGATTTATCATCCAGCATTCGTTCGTTCTGCAATTGGCACAAACGCTACAAGTGGCGGTGCTCAATTTATAGTTCGTTATCCAAGTGGTGTTGCTGGTAAACCTGCATTAGAAGCTTATGTTAGAGTTGGTGCTTCAAGAAGTTATCTTGATGGTGCTACTACTTCTACTGGTATTGTAACTATTGTTGAAACTGTTTAATTATAAGGTTTTGTAGGTTTCCATTAAAAAACCTACATTTTTTAAAATAAAATAAAAATTTAAAATGGCAAGACCAAAAGTAAATACGACAATAACTGGAGCTATAAGTAGACCTCCATTAGATACAGATGGTATAAGTGGATTTCCTTTTTATAATGATAATATTGCTGATTTAACAAGTTTCACAACAACAAACAGAATAATTAAATTTACAAGTTTAGCATCAGTAGAAGCTACTGGTATTAATAGTTTAGCAACTAATGTCAATTTCAAAGAAGAATATAACCTATGTAAACAATTTTTTGCAGAAGGTGGTACTTTCTTATGGATTGGTATATTTCCTTTAACTGCAAATGTTGGAGATTTCGCTGAAATATTGCAAATGGATACTGTATCAAATGGTGAAATTAAATTATATGGTGTATATAGACCACAATTAGCATTAACGGTTACTGATGTAGCAAAAGTAGAAGTTAAAATGGTTGCACTTGAAGCACTTGGACATAATGCACACGCTTTCTATGGTGCGGATTCTGCTGCTTTTACATCATTAGCAGATTTTCCAAATATGAGAAATTTAGCATCAGAATGCCCTAGAGTTTCTGTTGTAATTGGACAAGATACTGAAAATGAAGGTTTATCATTAAGCACTGCATCTGGCACAGCAATTCCTTATGTTGGAACAGCATTAGGAGCAAAATCTTTTTCTAGAGTACAACAAAATATTATGAATCCTGGTAATTTTAATTATACTGATGGTATAACATTAGTAGTTCCTGGATTTTTCATTAATGATGCTGTTTTACCTGTTAATTCTACTAGTATTTCAAGTGGAGATTTAGATTTGTTAAATGATAAAGGTTATTTATTCTGGCATTATAGAGGTATTAGTGGTACTTATTTGAGTAACGATAATAATTCTGCTAAAATAACAAACACATTTAATTCAATTCATATTATGACTGTTAGAAATAAAGCATCTAGAGAAATTAATTTAGCTTTAGAACCTTTATTGGGTAGCAATTTATTATATAATGAAGATAGTACATTGAAACCTATTTCTATAAAGATATATGAAGATGCTGTTGGCTCAGTTCTTAATAGAATGAAATTAAATAATGAAATTTCAAATTTTGATATTTTCATTGACCCAGCACAAAAATCATTAGAAACAAAAACTGTTATAATTGATGTTGCTATTCAACCATCTGAAACTGGAGATAATATTAACTTAAACATAACATTTGTAAGTCAATTATAATAAATAATTATATAAAATGATAGATATAAGACAAGGAGAAGATTATATTTTGGAAGTTCCAGTATATAATAAAAATAATGCAAAAGTATCATTAACTGGTGTTACTAAATTAAGAGTTTCTATTAATGTTAAAAATGAAGTTAATAAAAAATATATGGATGATACGATAGAAACTTTATTACCTGGTTATGGAATTGTTAATATTAAATCTACTGATGATACTATTATACAAGTTTATATAACTAGAGAACAAAGTAAATTATTCGCATCTGGTTTTTATAATCTTAGTATTTTATATGAATTTCCCGACGTTGCATTAGACGGCATTGCAGTAGAATACGAAACTGCAATTATCGGAAATATATTAAAGGGAAATTTAATAAACGAATAAAAAATTAAAAATAAATATTATGGCTAAAAATTTTAAAGGAGCTGATACAGTTAATATTAATGGTAAGAATTATAATAGAACATTATGTGAATTTACATTATCATTATCTGGAGTTCCAATTGATATTACTGATTATGTGAAAGGTATAGAATATGAACAAGAAGCTCAAGTTGAATTTGATTATTCATTGGGTTCTAATAGACCAAAACAAGTTGGTTTTGGTAAAATAGAATCTAGTGGTACATTAACATTATTTGATGCTGGTGTTATTAAATTAACAGAACTTGCATTATCGAAAGCTGGTGTAGGTAACATATTATATCTTGGACAAGCTGGTCAAATGAATATCGTATGTGAATATACTTTATATGATGGTACTAGTAAAACGGATCTATTAGAATGGGTATTTTTTACTACTAATCCAAATGGAGTTAATTCAGACGATGTAATATATTCTAGAGAAATATCTATGCTTATTGGCGGTATTTCGCACTCTTAATAACTAAAACAAACGAAACCAAATGAATGAAGATTATTATGTAATATCACAAGAATTAGAAGAAGTGGTATATGAATACAAGTTTAAGAAAAAAGTAAAATATACTGTGTGGAAAAATTTCTTTCAGAAAATATACACACAGGATAATGTTGGAGCAGCTACTATCATAATTAAAAATCAATTTATCAAAGAAAAGAATGTGTTAAACATTTTTGGAGATAATTTTGATAACTTTGAAAATATTACTTATTTTGTTGGAGATATTCTAGCAACATACTTAAAATTTCCAGAAGTTGTTGTTTATAAACAAGATAGTTCTGCAAAGGCAAAAGAAATCGCATCTAAATTTATTTTTCCATTAACTACAATTGAAATAGGAGAAGATACTTTTTATGCAAGACCATTAAAAAATACCGAATATTCTGAATTATTTAATAAAGTAATGTCAGATCCATTGGGTGCTTGGGACTTTGTATATAAAAATATAATAGTACATAAAACAAAAGAACTTGAACGAGATTCAATCGAATTTGCATCTGGACATTCTATTACTTCACAATTGTTGAATATGAAGAAGAATAGTTTAAAAAAAAATTAAATACATACAAGATAAATGATGAATCTGATGAAGTTACCATAATGGGAGCTATCATCAGATATCATTTAAAACAAGATCCTGATAAAATGACAGATGATGAATTTGCTATAGCTTGGAATCAAGTTTCGTATATTCTACAAAAGATAAATAATCCAAAAAAATAATATATGGCAGGTTTACAAGTACAAGTAACAGCAAATACACGACAGGCAACTACCGCTATTGGAAGATTAAATGACCAAATTGATGGACTAGCTACCGCTATTGGAGCAGTTGCATTTGTATCTGGTATTACTGCTGCTGTTAAAGGATATGATGAACAACAAAAAGCTATCGCTGGTGTAAATAGCGCATTAGAAGTTACTAGAGGTATATCTGGTAAAACATTAGATGGCTTAATAAATAGTGCAAGTGAATTACAAAGTAAAACTTTATTTGGAGATGACCAAATTTTATCAGACGTTTCTAATCAATTACTTACATTTCAAAATATATCTGGTACTGTATTTGACAGAGCACAACAAGCTGCTTTAGATTTAACTACAGTATTAAAAAATGACTTAAAAGGTCAATCAATTCAATTAGGTAAAGCATTACAAGATCCAGTTAAAGGTGTTGCTGCATTATCTAAGGCTGGTGTAACATTTACAGATGGACAAAAAGAACAAATTAAAACATTCGTAGAATCTAATAATATAATGGCTGCTCAGAATATTATATTAAAGGAAGTTGAAAATAATTATGGTGGTGCTGCTAAAGCTGCTGCATTAGCAGGTGCTGGTCCACTTCAACAGTTACAAATGCGTTTTATGGATATTGTAGATACTATTGGTGGTGCATTAATGCCAATAATTAATGATATTGCTGGGGTATTTTCTTGGCTTGCAACATTAATAGAAGGTAATACAGAAGTATTTAAAGCTGTTGTACAAATTATAGTAACATTGGTTAGTGTAGGTTTAGTTGTTGTTGGTGTTATTAAAGCAATCGCAGCAGCTCAAGCTATTTGGAATGCTATTCTATTAGCAAATCCAGTAATGTTAATAATTACAGCAGTACTTGCATTAATTGCAGTATTAGTAGTTTTTGCTAGAAAATATGAAGGTTGGGGTAAAAGTTTTAAAGCTATTACTGAAATAATAAAAATAGTATTCATAGGTTTAGCAGATTCAATTAAAACTAATGTACTGATTATGATTAATAAACTTCAAATATTCTGGGAGTATTTGAAAGTTATAGGAGATAGTGTATTTAATATCTTTTCTGGCATTGGACAAGCATTAATGAGTGTATTAAAAGGCGATTTTGCTGGTGCTAAGGATATTATGAAAAATGCAATGGAAGGTGCATTTAACTTTGAAAATGATGCAATTAAAAAATTGCAAGATGAAAATAATAAGTTAAATGAATCATTAGAAGCTCGTCAAAAAATTAGAGCAGAAGAAATTCGCTTACAAAAATTAAATATAGGTTTAACCAAAAAAGGAGAAAATACAGTTAAAACTAGTGCTGTGTTAGATCCTACAGATCCTAATGCAGATGATTTATCTGGTAAAGCTTCAAAATCTGGTATGAAATCTATAATAATAAATATTGATTCTATAGTTAAGAATCAAACAATACAACAAAATGAAGACCCTTTAGTTGTTAAAGACTTAGTAACTAGGGCATTATTATCTGCAATTGCAGATGCATCAATATATGCATAAAAAATAAAAAACGAATCAAATGGCTGACAAAATAGGAACAATAATAGATAAAGGTGTATTAGGTACTAAAATTGTAGCTAATATAGGTACAAAAGCAACATCTTTTGACCCTAGATACCTTAAAACTAAATACTGGAAAGTTAATCCTGCTGGTTCATTAGAAAATACTTGGTTTCGTTTCTATCTCGATTATGGTGGTGTTAGTATAAAAGAAGGAGCTAATGGGGAATCTATTCCTTATACTGGCGATGAGATTTCTAATATACGAAGCATCACCGTTTTTGGGGTTTCTGTTAGCATTTCGAAATCTCCAAAACTTATACAAACTAGTATTAAGGGGTTTTCTAATCCAATTTATCAACATTTTAGCCAAGATTCATATGATATAACAGTAGATTTTCTAGAAAGTGGCCCAGTTTTCTGGCAACAAAATAGTAAACTTATAAATGGCTTAATTAATATATTAAATACACCTCAGGTTATTAATGTTAGCTGTCCACAGTTAGATTTAATCTATGGTATAAAAAAAGTAGTAGTTACTGGTTATAATATTGGACAAGATCCTAGATTTTATTCACATAATAATATATCAATAACACTAAAAAGTGTTGCAATACAACAAGATATAATACAAAGAACAAATGTTATATAATATTTATAGTAAAATACTGGTTGGAGAAGAACAGTTAGAAATTACTGGTTTTAATTCGTTGATTATTAATAATAATCTTAATGAATTAACTGATAGTTGTACAATATTAATACCTATATATAATTTAAATGTTATTAATGGTAAAACATTAAGATATTATACTGAAAAAGAAACATTAGAAATAAATATTGGCGATAAAATTACAGTAGAATTAAAAGTATATAAAGACCTTAAAGAATTAGAAACAATAAACAAATATACACATAGTAAATATTTTACTGGTTATATTAAAACATTCAATCAAGTAAATGATGCATTAGAAATAATATGCGATGATTTAATGTATCTTTTTAAGAAAACTAAACTAAGCGTATCTGAAAAAGTTATATCTTTATCAGATTTAATTAATTATGTTACATCTGAATCAAAAATTGATACTACATCATATGTTAAAAATTATGAAACAGAAGCTGAAATATCATTAGGTAAATTTAAAACAGAAGGATTTGTAAATGGTGCTGAAATATTTAGACAAATTAAAGACCAATATAAATATTTTTGCTATTTTAAAAATGTAATTTCAAATTCTGGTAGAAATATAGTTTCAACTCCACATTTTATAGCTGGTTTGAAATATCCAGTTGCAAATGCTGATAGATTTAACAGAACTATAAACTTTATGTATCCATATTCATTAGAAAATAATGACCCCAAATCAAGAGAATATTTTAATCCGATGTTTAATAATAATTTAGATTATGTAAATTTCGATAAAACTAAAGATCTAATAGTACTGGGAGTTACAACTAATAGTAAAACATTAGAAACTAGAAAATACGCTACAATAGACGGTAAAAAAATACTGATTAATGGAGATAAAGATGATAAAAAGAAAATCGACGATGAAGCTAATAAACGTTTACTACGTATAGACTTCAATATCAATAATATAGAAGCTAAATTATTGCAAGATTTAATATTAGAGAAATGGAATACTTATCCTACATCTGGTTTTACTGGTTCTTTTACGATTGCTGGTGAGCCATACGTAAATATTATGGATAAGGTAAGAATAAATATTAATACTGGTATTGGTGTAGATGAATTTATAGAAGAGGTTTATTTTGTTGATGCTGTCAAAACAGTTGTTAATGAAACATCTGGCTTCACACAAGAAATAACATTAGGAAATAAAGTAATATGAAAGAAAATTTAAGAGACAGTTTAATAAAACTAATAGATATTAAACCAGCATATTCAATTGTTGGTTATGTAAGAGAAATTGATGAAGCTGCAAAAACTTGTACTGTTGAAGATACTAGACATACTGGATTTGATATTGCAGTACCTAATCCAAAACATTATTTTTATGATGTTTTATATAGTCCACTTGCAACACCATCAGAAAAAGTTTTCTTGTTACCATTAGATGAACGTACATATTATGTGAATTATACATCTAAAGTAGTTAAAAGTGAAACAGAAGATTCAAAAGGATCAAAATCTAGCACAACTGGAGGAAGTATTAAAAATACTGGAAGAGATGCAGAAGGTAATGAATCAGTTTCAGTATTAACATCTGATAAATTAGAAATAGATCCAGCAGGAAATTCATCATTATATTATAATGCATCAGGATTTAGACTATACAATTCTGAATATGTAGGTATTAATGGTGTTAATGGAAATACAATTGAAATTGATAATCCAGCAGGAATTCGTATGTATTTAGGCACTGGTCAATTCTATGTTGGTAAAAATAAAAAAGCATCTACTAGTAAATTTTCTCCATCGGTGTCTAATCCTATGTTAATTTATAATAAACGAAAAGATTTTACAACCGCTGTAAGTGCTATGCTTTTAAGTTTTTTTGATAAAACTAAATTATTCACTGATTCTGGACGAGAAAAATATTATAATTTAGTTAAAAATTCTCTTTTAGAAATTAGTAATTGTTTAACGCCAGAATCTGGAACTGAAAATTCTATATACCATTCACAATTTAAAGAATTTTATGAAGCTGTTTATAATATAATGGTAAATTTTGGTAAAAGTTCAGCAGTAGATGCAACTCCGCAAATTAATTTTGTAATTTATTATACAGAAACAGTTTTTGATACACTTAAAGGTTATCTATATCCTGGTTTTTATAATGTTTTTGATACTACATTAATTAATACAGTAATTAATACACCAGGTTTATCCTATGATAAGTATGTTGAAATTTTTAGAAAGCAAATTGATGCGTATTATAATGGTCTAGATTATGAAACAGCTATTAGTGATGATAACGTTAAAGGCAGTGCATCGGCTGTTAAGGCTGATTCAGTTTCTGATACTGTTACGTTAAGAAGTATTTGTATAGATATGACAAATGCTATGGATGAATTGAAGAATATTGTAGCAGGTTTAAAAAATGCGTTTAAAGCAGCTACGTGCGCAGCTCCAGGTTCTCCATTAGTAACAGATGCTGTAATTATTAATACAAAAACATTTGATGATGCATTAGATAATCTTACAGACGATATTAAATTATTATTAGCACAAACTGCTAAAAATGATGACAAATAAAAAAAGGAGCTTAATAGCTCCTTTTTTAATTCAGTTTAATAATCCCTTTACTAAGATAAGTTAGTCTTTCATTATAAGTCGAACTTCCATTTTTTGAGTGGCTATTCTCATTTATATATGTAAAACCAACTACATTTTTAGCACTATCTACATATACATTTATTTTTAAATGAATTAAGATAAAATCATTACCACAATCAAAAGTATGTTCTGAAGGTTCACCATCTATAATCATACTAAATATATAATAAGTTCCTCTAAAACGCAATGAACCATTATATTTAGTACAATTTGTAGTATCGCCTATTACTATTAGTTGTTTAAAAGGTTTATTAGTAATTTTTTCTTCTTCTACTTCTTGTTTACTTGTACGTAATGAATCAATAATATTTTTATATACATCTCGTTCAAATTTAAGTCTAAATAAACTATCAGATTTGACGCTGTTGTCAATTTTTAAATAACCTTGTTCTGTTTCATAATTTTCAATTGTGTTATGATTTTTAATCAATACACCAAATTGAATCATAATAATTGTTAATAAAGTTGCAATTAATGCTTTCATAATGTTGTTGTTTTTTAGTTATATATTCAATAAAATTAATACTGTAATAATTAGTAATGTAAGCCAAATTGTTGCGGCTATAGCAAAACGGTTAGCGTTTTTTCTGTCATTGTTAAGCATAATGTTGTTGTTTAAATTATATATCGAAATATTAAAAATTATTATTGATATAACGAAAATTTTTTATCAACTATTGATAGAGTAATTATGTTCTGTATAACTCTGTCTAGTTCCTGATCTGATACAGTAACTAAATATCCTACTTGAGTATATTTATCTTTCAATGCAAATAAAACTAACTTAATCTTTGCAACATCACCAGTTATATTTTTTAATCTGCTTTTTAATATTGATATTTCAATTCTATATCTAAGTTCTTCTTCTGTCATAATCTTTGTTTGTTTTTAATTTTTTTAAATTGTAAAAAATTTAATCGGTAAAACGAAAATTTTGTTTTGGCGGTATAACCTTACTTAATACCGAAAGTGTCCCAGAAGGGCTAAAAAGTGCCTTATTTCGCATTATACACATCGTAGGTATCCGTTCCACAGTCAATCATATAAGTTATGCAAGAGTCTAGATATTTAGTAATATACGTTGGGTCAATCCGAATTTCTCGTCGGAATTTCTCATTCTCTGATATTAATTCATATGGTACTAATTTCTCAATTGCGAAATTCTTATATTTATTCTGAACTAAGTTGCATAAGTATAGGTAGTTCAACCGTTTATAAACAGTAATGGTGGCGTTATCTATTTTGTAAATAACATCACCATTTCTATCTAAAGTAACTGAATTATTCATTTAATCCTATTATTTTCATTAATTTCTTCCATAGACCGAATTCTTCTTTAGAATTTACCATTGGACTCATACCAGCTCGTTTAATGTCACGTAAAGCTTGTCGTCCAGCTTGATAGTCTGATACTTCGTCAAATGATGCGAAGTTGTGTGTTGGGTTCTTTTTAAAGAATGATGTCTTCTGTGTTTGTTTCTTTGCCATAATGTTTGTTTTTATTTTATTTTATAATTTTTAACTAATTCATTGACTTCTTTAGCTAATTCATATACTATATCAAATTCTTCTTTTGATAATGGTGGTCCAATATATGTATATTTATCTGCTATTTGTTTAATCTGTTGTAAAAGGGTCATAATTGGTTTATGTATTTATTGGGGAGTTTATCAGTATTAACCTTAGCTCCCCTTTATTTATTTTATTGTTTAGTATAAACTCCATAATTTGTTAAGAAGTCGTCTAGTGCTTTATATTCTTCAATAGTTATTATTCCGATATTACTCTTTAATAGGTTTAAATCGTTATACCATTTATCTTCATCAGCATTACCATTTACAAATAGTATTTCTTCTTTTGTATAAATTCTACCAAAGTGTCCATACATATGTTCATCGTAGTTTTCATCTTCGTCATTAAAGTCAACTCCGATAAGATAATACTCTTCAAATTCATCGAATAATGAGTGTACTAATAAACAGTCTAATGTTTCTTCATATACATTCTTAATGTAATTCAATACAAAATATGCAAATAAAGCACCGTTATTATCTCGTAATACTAAGTTAATCAATGTTCTATCTTTGGTTGCTTTAATAGTATCAACAACTCTAGCTACTACATACTTCAATACAATTGGGTTTGTTGCTGGAGTTATAGACTCATAAATTCTAATATTGCTAGATAAGTCTAAATAGCTATCACATTGATGTTTAACTGCTATTTTTGCAAAGTTGTCTTCATTAGCTGTATAAGCTTTAGCTTTGCTTTCTTCGGTACTTAATTCAAAATTGTGGGTTAAGTATAAACCATCTTTCATTAATAATTTTGCCATTTTTTTCTTTTATTTTTTATGGTATTTAACTTTTAAAATTTGTAGAGAATTAAAGTTTAATCTTCTCTAAAGTATATATTCAATCAATAATTCAACTTATTCAATTTTGTACATCTTAGTTGTCAAAGTGTATGGTAATTTGCAAAAAACTTTTCAGAGTTAATATATTGATGTTCAGTTATTTAATCGGTTTAGGGTAAAAAAGATTTATTTTTCTTATTTTTCGATATGAATAATTTATTACATTTAATAAAATTATCTTTATCTTCATATAAGCACCAATTATGTGCTGTATAACTACGTCTATAGATTAAAGTTTCAATATTTACTTTATATTTTTTATCAAATTCTATTGGAGTACCATTAAATTCTTCTAATGTATCTAAGTTAAATAAATGTAAAGTTTGATTAGTTTTACATTTTTCATTTTGTTTTCTTTGTTTACCTATAATAGTCCATTTTTTATATGACCTTTTAGTATTTGAATTACAAAGTATATTTATAGCTGGTTGGAATAAATTATATTTAGTTATTAGTTCGCTCTGTGTACCAGTAAATTGCTCATTTGTTTCTGTGTTTATAAATTCGAATATTCTTTTATCTTGTACATCTTTTCTATTTACACCATTATTACAAACATATGCTTTAGCAGTATTATATCCATTATTAATTGTATCGAATTTATCCATATAATAATTTTCCAATTCTACAACATCTTCTCTTGTGGCTGCATATTCTAAAATTTCCCAAGTGAAAAATATCTTTTGAACTTCTAATAATGCAGATAAAAATTTACTCATCTTTTTAGACCGCTTCTGTGTATATCTAGCCAATGTATAATGACTATTAATTCTATCTCTTAATGCTCTTTTTGTTGAACCAATATAACTCATATTATTGAATGTATTAGTTGCTCTATAAACCTTAAATTCCATAAAAATTAAATATTTTATTTATTATAAAGTATATATTTAATAATTAAAAAGTTTTATTTTTTTCTATTATATTTAATTTCATTATTTTCGACTAATGAAAAGAATATCTTTATTTTATATATCGTTATTTTTGAAAAGTTTATTGTAAATTTAACCATTTTTTATTTCATACACAGTTATTATTTTAAATATCTCAATTGGTGGTATTTTGTTATTAAAACTATATGGAATTGATATTTTATATTCTTTTAGTTTATCTAAAAATAATACAGCAGCATTATATGTTTCTTCATTTTTAAATACGGCATAACCAGCATATTTAAAGTCTATTTTATCTACAATTCTAAAATTTCTAGAAGACTTAATAATTTTAAGTCCATCAAACTTCCAAATAATATCATTGAAATTAATTTTATTCTTTATATTACATTTCTTAATAATATAATTATCTAAATATTCTACTATTACATAATTAAAATAATCCATTGCTTCGTTCTTTTAATTTATATGCAATAACACAAATATCATATTTGTTATCATCGCAGAATTTATATTTCTTGAATATATCAATCTTCTTAACATCTAATTTTTCATAATCAATATTAATGAAACTGTTTATACTAGATACAGTTATAACAAAGTCAGATATTTCAGCACATTTCTTTATGAATTTAGTTGCATTAGTAAATGGTGGGTTCATTATTGTAACCCTACCTGGTTTATATGCA